TTGGGTGTAACGATTGGGTATTCAACGGGAGGTGTTTACCCAAGAAATGATGAGGTAAGTTTTTATAATAAAGATGTTATAAAAGAAATGATTTTTAGTGAACTTGAAAGATTGAAAGAAGAAATAAATTTACTAAAAGAAAATTTTGAAAATATATAAAAATGGAAAATCAAAATAGTGTAGCATACGTAGGAAAAATAGGATCTGTGTCTGAAATACCGGGTGCTGATAACATAGAGTTAGTTACTGTTGGTGGTTGGAATGCGATAACTAAAAAAGGTGAATATCAAGTAGGTGATCTTGTTGTGGTTGCAACAACTGATGCCGTTATACCAAAAGAGTTATCTGATGAATTAGGTGTCACCAATTACTTACGTAAAGGACAAAGAGTTAGAACAGTTAAACTTCGTGGTGTTTATTCTGAATGTTTATTAATACCAACTAAATTCATACCTGGTTATGGTGATCAGTATTATGAAGGTATGGACTTGATGGAAAAACTTAAAATACATAAGTATGAACCACCAGTTAAAACTGTTACATTAGAATCTAATGGTAGAAAGATAAGATACCACCAAAATCCTAACTTTCACGTTTATTACAAGTTCCCTAACCAAAAGAATGTTCCTGATATGTTCACAGAATACGATGCTGTCGTTATAACCAGAAAACTTCACGGAACAAATGCTCGTTATGGTATAGTTAGAAAGAAAAAACTATCATTGTTAGATCGTGTTAAAATGTTATTTGGGTTCAAATGGGCCGGATTTGAATATGTGTATGGTAGTCATAACGTAGAAAAAGGATCCGATTCACAAGGGTTTTACTCAGAAGATGTGTGGGAAAAAGTTGCAAAGTTTTATGATATAAGATCACGACTTTGGGAACACGTAAAAGACACATATGAGCCTGATGAATTAGAAAAAGGGTTTATAATATACGGTGAAATATATGGAGCCGGAATCCAAAAAAACTATGACTATGGTCTTGATACAATAAAGTTTGCAGGATTTGATGTTGAAGTTGATGGAGTATATGTAGGATCAATAGCGGAAAGGGCACATTTTAATTTGCTTGATTTACCACAAGTTGAAAATTTATATGTTGGATACTGGAGTAAAGAAAAACAAGATCAGTATGTTTTTAACAACTTCATAAAAGGAACTAAAGTTCCACACGAAGGAGTTGTTGTTAAACACGTAAGTGGTGATCGTAGTAAGGTGAGTAAAGTAATCAATCCGGACTATTTGATATACGGAGAAAAAAATAATGTTGGTGACTCACACTAAGTGAGTCACCATTTTTTATTATATTTGTAATATGGAAATTATAAAAGGAAAAATAGAAGGTCTTTATATTTTTAAACCAAAAGTATTTTACGACGAACGAGGATATTTCTTTGAATCTTATTCAAATAAAGTGTTTGAAGAAATTGGTGTTAAATACATTAATTTTGTACAGGACAACCAATCTTATTCAAGAGCCGGCGTTGTTAGAGGGTTACATTTACAAAATCCCCCATATGGTCAAGGAAAGTTAGTTAGAGTTGTTAAAGGTCGTGTATTAGATGTTGCTGTTGATGTTAGAAAAAATTCACCAACATATGGTCAACATCAGATTGTTGAACTAACAGATGAAAATGGGTTACAATTTTGGATTCCAGAAGGTTTTGCTCACGGATTTATAACACTTGAGGATACAATATTTTTATATAAATGTACAAATCTTTATCAACCAGGTGAGGATGTTACAATTAAGTGGGATGATCCGGACCTTAATATAAACTGGAGCAATACAAATCCGATTGTATCATCAAAAGACCTTATAGGTGTTGAATTTAAAAATTTTAAAACCAAATATTAATAAATTATAAAATTATGGAACGAGAAATTATTTATGGGGTTGTTGATAAAACCGGAAATTGTGATTCTTATTTTGGGTTTTTTAAAAACCTACACGATGCAAAGAAAGAAGTTGAAGTTCAGACAAATAGACTTAAAGAAGATCTTGGAATGATGAATATTGTCATTAAAGATGATAGAGCTGTAATCGAAGAGAATAGGGTTGAAACGGTTGTAATTATTATTCACAATTATGTTTTAAGATGAAAAAACCATACAGTTTAAATATCCTTGAGTTCTTATTCAAGAACCTATTTTGGTATGCAATATTTTCATTTTTTAACCAGGAATTTAATCCTACAAAATGGTGGATATATCAATATTTTTGGGGAGGAGTCTTGTTTGTATTGTTTGAATTTTTTATACTTAGTTCAAGTTTAACAGAAAATAAAGAGGAAAAAGATGGGAATTAAAAAACTAAAAAAAGAAAATGATTATTTAAATTTGACCATAGCCGATATGATCTCAAAGTTTGACCCAAGTAAAACAAAAAAATATACCCAGTTTTTGGTTAAATTAATTACTAATAGGATAAAAGATCAAATAGACTCTTCTTATCATCCAGAATTTGAATATGAAAAAAGACCGGTTGAAAATTTGGTACCTATGGATTCAATTGAAAATTTTATAACAAGACAATTTGTTTGTGATCATTTATTTTCTTGGTATCAGATGGACACTTTTGTTGAATTTTGTCAGTTGATGGATAGAGGTCTTACAAATGAAAAAGACATCTCAAAATACAATTCTTGGGAGATGCTTGAAACAGAACTCTTTGCGGCAAAAAATAAAGCATCAATAAAAAAGGCTGAGAAAGAAATTTTAATCATACCAAGTGATGAAAGATATTTAATCTTTAAACCTTTAACATATCTCGCATCAACAACATATGGTTACCAAACAAAATGGTGTACAGCTATGATTAACGATCCTATGTATTTTTATTCACACTCAAGAGGTATTTTGATTTACCTTATTGATCGGGAAACAAATAAAAGATTTGCATTTCATAAAAGAATATCAGAACCATATGATCTTGAAGATCACGAAGATTTAATATTTACAACCTGGAATGAACAAGATAAAAAAATTGACACAATCCAAACCGGACTTCCAGTTGAGATTTTAAAAATAATTTTGGATCAAATGGACACAAAAAACTCAAATAATGTTGCTAACTATAAACATTTTTCATCAGAAGAATTAAGATCTATGGCAAACTATGTTGATTTTCCTGGTGTTGATCAATATAGAGAGAACTTTGGTTTACTTAAGGAGGAACAACCGACAGAAGAAAGGTTGGTACCACCAACACCAACGAATAGACGAGCGAGATTAATACCAATAGGAACTGAATTACAAACAATAGCAGCAACAATCCGAACAGAAAATAATCGACCTATTTCTGTTGAATTTAAAATGGAAGATTTTACTGATTATTTTAGTCCTGAAACTTATGAAGACGAATTACCCTAAATATGGAAAAAGTAGAAATATATGTAAGATTTGCAAATGATTGTGATTACTATGGTAAAATAATGGTGGACCCCAATAATATAAAAGACCCCCAAGTATTTGACAAAGAGGTTTTTGTTACAATAGATAATTTAAGAGTTGCTATACCAAGAATGGAGTGGGATAGAATTACAAAAATTAAAGAAGAGGAAGATGTCTGAAGATATTAAACAAAAAATAAAGAAAAGGATTGAGATGTTAAGAAACTTGGAAACAACAGTTGAGGATGAAAATAATGAGGATAAACAAGATTTTGATGTTCCTTGTAGTTGGAGTAATTTAAAAAATGATGAGTACGCTCCAGCTTATATTACGACACCAAAGGTTCCGGCCGGAGTTTATGAAATAGGTTGGAACTCAAATATGGGAACATATACGTTAAGAAAACAACCATTCAAAACAGATGAATTATATCATCTACCATCACCAGAAATTACTGACATTTTAAAAGATATTGAAAATTTTTGGAATAGAATTGACAAGTATAAAGAATATAATTTTGTACATAAAAGAGGGATTCTAATGTATGGTGAACCGGGTTGCGGTAAGTCAGGTATTATTCAATTAATAAGTCAGGACTTAATTAAAAGAGACGGTATTGTGATCAACATTAAAGATGAAGAAGATGTTGATAAATTTACACAATTTATTGGTACGTTTAGAAAAATTGAACCACAAAGACCACTTGTTGTATTATTAGAAGATATTGATTCAATAGCTTCAGAAAACAAATATCAAACAGCCAGACTTCTTAATATCTTAGATGGTGTAAAACAAATTGAGGGTGTTGTGTACATTGCAACAACTAACTATCCGGAAAAACTTGAAGAAAGGATCACAAACAGACCATCAAGATTTGATAGAAGATATAAAGTTGAACTACCAAATGAGGAAATTAGAAGAGCGTATATTCTAAACAAATTAACTCCAGAAGATATTGAAGAAAATAATATTGAAGAGTGGGTTAAAAGAACAGAAGGAATGTCACTTTCACACTTGAAAGAAGTATTAATTTCTGTTATTGTTATGGGTAGAACATTTGAAGAGACGATTTCAAATCTGGAAGGATTAAAAATAAAACCAACAATTAAAAAAACATCAACGGTTGGATTTGGAAAATAAAAAAGTTATGAAATATTACGACAAAGCATTATTGGTTATTTTTGTGATAAACGCTATTTGTGCGTCACTTCTTGGTCACTGGGATTCTTTCTTTGGGTGGAGCTGTGCAACATTATTACAAATAAAAAATATGAATATAATTTAATATGAGACACCACGCAAATTTCTATATTAATAGATTAGCAACCGAATGGTTAAAAAACGGTAAGATCATAATTGCGTGTGATCTTGACGATACAATTATTCCATATAATGAAGAAATTAAGGATAATTGTAAAAAAATGGTAGACCTAATCTTGGAATGTCAAAACGAAGGTATTGTATTTTTGATTAATACCGCCAGAAGTGAAAGTCAGTTGGAAAAGGCAAAACAACAAGTTGAAGATCTTGGAATTGTTGTACACGGTATAAATAAAATGCACGATGAGTGGGATAGACCTTATGGGATAAATGGAAAATTGTATGCAAATATATTCTTAGATGATAGAGGTGGATTTTGGGATTCATACTGGACATTAAATGAGACATATTCAATAGTAAAAAGGTTTAGAAAGGAAAATTAATTATGTTACTAACATTTGTTTTTATTTTTTTAATGATCTCAATTGGAGTTTTAGTTAAATCTAAAAAGGTACCTGGGTTTGAACACCCATTCAAAAGACTTTTTGGTAATAAAAATGACAGATAAAGAAAAAAATCTTATATCAAAATTTTTAAATCTCAATTATAGTGATCTTGTTGAGGTAGTTCACCTTGACGGCCAATTTGTTGCCTTAGGTAAAAAAAATACATCTAAAAAATTGTTCTTATACGAACAAAAACATAATACTTGTTATGTAAATTCAAAAATAGTTATTGAACCATTATTTAAAATGTTTAATACTGATTACCAGGAAACATATGATTTTGTTAAAGACTGGTTGAAAGAAAAATATGGTCTTGATGGTGATGAATTAATTGGATTAAAACCGGATTAAAGTATTTATTATATATGAAATTCATTATCACTGAATCAAAATACGAAAATGTAAAAAATACAATCAAAAAATCAATTTCACAAATTGGTTTAATAGAAACTCTTAGAAGGTATAAATTACCTATGGAGAGTTTAGATTATGTTTTAGAAAAAGAAGAAAGTGAATATTTTTCACCAAAACAGTTAAGGAATGTTTTGATCTATTATGTTTTAATTGTGAGATCATTACCTGATTGGATTGAAATTGATGAATACAAAATTTATTTAGATAAACGATTTGAAAATGTTAGTTTTGATTTTTGTGAAATTGGAATTATTAAAAACAGAGATGGTGGTCCCGCAAGAATAGGCGTTAGTGGACATTTTTCACCTTTTGCGCAACCATCCAGGGAGTATGAACCATTTTGTCAGATTGATTTTAGTTGGTTTACAAAAGGTGATTATAGAGATTACGATAATCTTTATTTTGAATCCGATAAATATAATAAAGGTTATAGATTTGAAGCCCCAAAAATTTCATCTATGAAAGAACTTAAAGATTGGTATTTAAATGATTTACCAAAACAGTCTATACAACAAGCAGAAACATATATTGATTACGTTTTAGAAGAAGAAAATATTTAAAATACCCTCTCCGGGAGATTGATACTTTAACCCGTTTGTCTAATACACGGCCGTAAATGCAATAAAGATAAAGTATCTCGGTAGTTAAGAATAACCATAAAAATCCTATGGTGTAATTGGTTAGCACAATTTTGGTATGGGTTTGAATCCCATTAGGATTTTTTTCTTAAAAACTTGACAATCAAAAAATATATAATTATCATTTCATCACAAATTACAAATTATGAATATCAAACAAGCATTAAAAGAAAAAAATAAGTTGGTAAAAAGAATTGGTGAAAATACCAAACTTATGCAAGATTTCAACTCAATTGAAGTTGGAAACCAAAGACCATATAGTACAACTGAACTTAAAAATCAGTTGATCAAAGATCGTTCAGAGTTGGCGAACTTGAAAGCAAAAATCCACGTAGCTAATACACCGGTATTGGAGGAGATTTTTTATATGGCAGAATTAAAATCAATGATTCAGTCATTAAAGAAAATGGACTGCACGGAAGGTAAATCAAATAGGGATCGTTATAGAATGGAAAGTGAACTTGTGTTGACATCAGAGATGTCTTTAGTTGAAAGAAATGAAACCATTAGTGAATTGGAAAAAATGATAGAAGATATCCAAGATAGATTAGATGTTTTTAATTCAAACACAGAGATCTAATATGGTTTGAGGAAGTGATTAAAATAATGGTTTTTCTTGATCAGCTTACTGGCACGATGAATGATAATGATATTGGACTTTCAAAATTCAAATACTCAACCTATCAAACTTCATAACCTTTAAAACTTAAAACTCCATCTTAGACCTTTTTAATCTACTAAATCAAATCATATAAAACCCCCTTGTTTAATACTTGGGGGTTTGTTTTTAAACATAACAATTTGTTAATCTTTTCGTAACATACTTTATTTTAATTTTTACTATATATTGTTGTATGATAGGAACATTTATATTCACAACAATGTGTTTTTCACTAATAATCCTCCAGGTTGTTAAAGATAGGAAAGATTATTTTCAGTGGAAAAATGAAAATAAGTAAAACTTGTAAATCAATTTAATTTTACTTATATTTGTCATTATGAAAGTATTATACCTTGATAACGACGGCGTAATTTGTCTTTCCAATAATTGGGGTGGACGAAAAAAGAAATGGTCTAAATACCGATCAGCAAATCCCAATTCTTCACCTATGGTTAAGGATGCTCCTGTATCTGTAAGATTTGACGACTTTGACAAGAAAGCCGTTCGGATCCTTAATGAAATTATTGAAGAAACCGGATGTGAAATTGTTGTATCATCTGATTGGAAATTACATGCAACACTTGAAGAACTTGGTAATTACTACGAAAGTCAGGGTATTATTAAACGACCAATTGATCTTACACCAAATATTCAAACTTGTTCTTGGCATAAAGATATTGTTTGGCCTTGGTCCCCACGATGGGAACTGGAAATGATTCGTGTTATTGAGATTAAACAATACTTACACGATCATCCGGAAATCACCCACTGGGTTTCAGTTGATGATCTTAATATGGGTAAAAATGGTGAGCCTTGGAAAGATGATTGGGGGTTAGATAATTTTGTACTCACCCCAAGATCTACAGAAGGTATTAAACAATTAGGAGTTAAAGAAAAGATGTTAAATTTCTTATTATGAAAAACATAACACAAATATTCAAAGACAATTATCATTTGATGGATATTCCACAGGTGGAAGAACTTATTGAATACACAAGAGAACTTGAGGGTAAGGTGTTTGAAAAAAATATTGAAGAAACATATGATAAAGAAGAAATTCTTAAATCAATAATCCAGGATGTTCTAGCCGGCTGCGATGAACTTATAGAAAACCAACTTCTTAATGAGAGGTATCCGGAACTTTATAAGAAACCAGACGCAGACTCTTTAATAAAAAATTTAAAGGATTATATTTTAGAGATGAACCGGGAAAATAAACTTGGTTTGTAAGGTAGTTATTGAATAAAGCAATATTTTAATATTATGACAAAAAAAGTAAAATTATTTATGGTTGACGACCAACCATATCTTGTATCGTTAGATAAAATTGAAGTTGGTGATAAAGCAATCGTAACCGTTGGAGGACAATACCCAAGTCTTGTTGAGTGTGAAAACGAACAAATCATTAACCTGATCACAGAATCAAAACTTACATTAACTCAGGCATTTAAGATCTTCCTTGGCCCAGATAAAGTAAAACTTGATAAAAAACAAATTGAAGTACTACAAGAAGGTGATGGTGTTGTAGAGGTTGAAATTGAAAACGGTGAAATAAAATATAATTTATGATATTAATAGAAAAAATTTTATACGCAATAACCGGATCGTTTATTTTTATTATCATACCTAGTGAAATACTAATCAAATATATGAGAAGTAGAAAAAATAAGTAAAAAATCCTTGGTTATATGACATCTTTTATGTAATTTTATCACAAATATAAGATTACAAAAATGCCGGATAAGAAAACATATTTGTTAGGACAGGAGTTCCAAATGACTTTCACCCAGGATGGTGACTGTTGTGACACCAATCAAGAACAATATATTACAATCAAGACTCAAAATGGTGGTGGTGGAGACTTTTTTGTTATTGAAACAGAAAGATGGGCCTTTGATAATATTCCGGAACTTATTACAATCTTAAAAAGATTTCAAACAAAACATCAATTGATTAAATCAAAAGAATTGTAATGAAAAATTTAACTGACGACGAACTTGTTGAGCTAATCGATTTACAAGTTGACAGAATTGATAAAAATTTATCAATAAACAAATTGATTGCGTTCTTATTAATAATTGAAGCAATTTTTTTTATTGGTAATGTAATAAGTATATCAAATTATCTAATGGTTGTTTTACCTTGTTGGGGAATTTATTTGTTTCATTATTTTAGGTATAAAAAAGCCATTAAAACATTAGAAAATCTTGTTGATGAATATAAAAAAAGGTATGAGCTATGACAGAAAAAGAAGTACAATTATTAGGGTTCCAGAAGGAAAACACAATCGGTGATGATCAGGATGATTCTTATTATTATGTGTTAGATGTTGTTGATGGGTTATCATTTATTACCCAAAGCAATGACGATGTAAAAAATAATGAGTGGCATGTTGAGATATTCAATACAGATCCTTATATTAGATTTCACAAGTTTGAAGAGGTCCAAGGACTGATAAATAAATTAACAAAAGCAATTGTAAAAAAATGAAAGACGTAAGGCTAATTTATGAGTCAATGCTTAATGAACACCGTAAACTTCAAAATGAGATTTCGGACATTAAAGCAAATAGTTTTGATCTAAATCCGGAAGAAAGAAAAAAAGTCCAGGAATTAGAAAATAGACAAACACAACTAATGAATCAAATGAGGGTTCTGTTTAATAGTAAAACTAAATAAAATGGTAAAGGGTTATTTAAAATTATTTTTGATATGGTTAGCAGCTTATTTGATCGTATCATTCTACGGAGAGTATGTTCTAAGTAGAGAAGTTAATGGGTTTCTACAACTTTTTGGTTTCATCGGAGTTATAGGAGTCGTGATTTATGTAATAGGTGAAACAATTAAAATTTTTAAAAATAAAAAAGAAGAAAAATGATTAGTATTGTAATTTTTGTAGTCGCATTGGTTGTTGCAGGATTATCACTTGTTAGTAATCTAAAAAATGAAACGGAACTTCCATTCCTCAAACCAATTGTAATTTTGGGTGTCGGACTTGGTATTGGAGCTATCCAGCCATTTGGTCTTGAAAGAATTGATGCCGGTAATAAAGGACTTAAAGTTAATTTGACTGGATCAGAAAGAGGTGTGTCTAACTACCAGTATAAAACAGGTTGGGTTATGTATAACGGTTGGACTGAGCAAGTTAAAGAGTTTCCATTATTCCAACAACACATTGAGTATGATGAACAACAAGTAATTACTAAGGGTGGATTCTCAGCAACAATTAAACCTTCATTTAACTATTCTCTTCGTGAAGATGCGATTGGTGATATGTTTGTTAATTTACGATTAGAGATTAAAGAAGTTGAACAAGGATGGCTTAAGAACGCAATTGTATCATCTGTAAATGATGTTGCAAACCGTTGGGAGGTTGATGCTATCTTTAATAAACGAGAAGAATTTGAAGCGGCAATCATTACCGAATGTAATAAAAGAGTTAGTAAGTGGTTTACTGTATCACAGTTAAGAACAAACATAGTACCACCGGCTTCACTACAGAAAGCAATTGAAGGTAAAACTAAAGCTGTCCAGGAAGCACAAGCCGCACAACAAAGAACTCTGGTAGCTCAAGCTGAAGCTCTTGAAAAAATTGCAATCGCAAGAGGTGACTCAGCAAAAACAATTATTAATGCAAACGCTGCGGCTCTGGCTATGAAGATCAAACAAAAGGAATTAACACCTTTGTATGTTGAATTTGTTAAAGTATCGGCATGGGACGGTAAACTCCCAACCACTATGGCCGGAGGATCCGGAACCTTACTTAACATCAAATAATAATTTTAGTGCAACGCTAAAATATAGAAACCCTACAAAAACTGTGGGGTTTTTTGATTTATTAAAAATTAATTATTAAATTTGTTTTATGGAAAAAAGAAGTACACATTACGGGGATGTTTCAAAATGGATTGAAAAAGTAATCAATTCTTGTGAGACCAGAGATCAACTATTTTCGGCAAAACGATTGATCTATAACTTTCAAGATAAATTAATTAGAGATTTGGGAAATATAAATGTCTCAACAATCACAGATCCAATTGATGTTACTTGGAGAATAAGACTAAGAGAGGTAACTGAAAAAAGTTTTAAGTTATGACCGGTAAAGTTAAATTAGAGAACGACGATTTGGTTTTAATTTGTGGAAAAAACAAAACACCATTAAGTCCAAATATTCCACAAAGATTTCTAAATTCAATTAAAAATTATGTTGATGATTATGGTCACGTATGGGTTGAATTTACAATTGAAACCCTTGGTACTGGAGTAGATGAATTTAATGTTATTGATCAGGATTTTGCTTTAATTGAGAAAGTATATAACATATCTTTTGGGACTGATAAGGAATCAGCCTCAATCGCGACACAACGTTATAGTAAGAACCAATACCCAATTGGTGGATTTGCTCCCGGATTTTATACCAACAAATGTATTACCTGTCAAAATTACTTTGTTGGTGATAAAAAAGCGGTTCAGTGTGAAATTTGTGCTTTAGACTCAGAGATGAACCAATAATTTTATTATCTTTGTCTTATGATTCAGGACAAACTAAAAAACATCCCACAAAATCCTGGTTGTTATCTATTCAAAAATGATAAGGACCAGATCATTTATGTTGGTATGTCAAAGTTTTTACCTAAAAGGGTTTCATCCTATTTTCAAAAAAATCATACAGATCAAAAAACAAAAACACTAGTTGAGAGTATCCGGGACGTTGAGTTTGTTATAACCTCATCCGAGCAGGAAGCAATCATTACCGAAGAAGAACTTATCAAACTTTACAAACCAAAATTCAATATCAAAGGTAAAGATGATAAGACCAGGAAATGGTCTCTTTGTTTTACTGATGAACCATTTCCAAAACTTGAAATCGTAAGATAAAAAACTGATGATCGGGTGAGTCTTGATTTTACTTCCGGAATGTTATGTCGTGAGATTTATGATCTTATTCACGATGTTTTTGAACTTCGTAGTTGTTCTTATGATCTATCAGATGAAAATATTCAAAAAGGTAAATTCAAACCTTGTCTTGAGTATCATTTGGGTAGATGTCAAGCACCTTGTGCCGGAATGCAAAGTAAAATACTTTTTACAAAAACAGTTAAAAATGTCAAAAGTATTTTACAATTGGACTTTAAACCGGTTGTAACCGAACTCAAAAAAGAAATGAAATATTATTCATCAAATTTGGAGTTTGAGAAAGCACAAAGGATATTATCAAAACTTACAACAATTGAAATTCTTGATAAAAAACTAAATCCAGTTAGAATACAAAAGTACAATAAGAAAGCATTTGAGATCAAGAATGTTCTTTCTCTTAAAAATATGCCAGTTTCTATTGAAGCTTTTGACAACTCTCACAACCAGGGAGATTCAAATGTTGCAGCTTCTGTAAGATTTGTAAATGAAAATCGGATTAAATCCGATTATCGTAAGTATATCATACGATCTTTTGAAGGTGTTGATGATTATGCATCATTTGATGAGGTATTAAACCGGAGATTTAAAAGACTTATTGATGAAAAACAACAACTACCTAACCTTGTTATTATTGATGGTGGTAAAGGACAATTAAATGTAGCCAGAAAGGTGTTTGAAAGTTTGAATCTTATTGGTGTTGTTGACCTAATCTCAATCTCAAAAGACCCAAATCACAAATCATCAACAATCCATCTTTTGGATGGAAGTGAAGTTTCAATGTTGAGTAATAAAAACTTTTCACTTCTTGCAAAAATTCAAGATGAGGTACATAGATTTGCAATAAAATTTCACAGAGAAAAACAATCAAAAAAGTTGTTTTTATAATTTAAATTAATATATTTTAAAGTATGGAAAAAGTAATAGAAGTAAATTTGGGTGTCGGTATGAACCAGTTATTCCCAGAGACAACAAAAATCGTAATTGAAGTTGAAGATGTTGAAAATAAGGAAGATTTAAAAAATAGTGAAAAAAACAACGAGGAAGTTGTAAGACACGTAAAATGGGATTTATAATTTTTATATGAGTAAAATAATTTTCATTTTTTTAATTGGGTTTTTAACTTCTTGTAAAACAACATATGTTGAAATATATAATGTTGAAAAATATCCGGTAAGCTTTCAGGACACAATTTATTACAAACAAGAGCATTGGCATTTTAAAGGTCCAGATAATAATTGGGTTTGCGTTGATCTGGAACCAGATACAGCCGTCATTAATTACCAGGATACAATATGTGTACCAAAATATATTGGAACTTATAAAAAGAAAAATTATATCATCAACTGATGAGAATAAAAGGAGTTTTAATTTTTATATGTGTTATTTTATTTGTATACATTAAAGGATTATACGATACAAATGAATTTTTAAGATATGAGATAATGTTTTTAGAATATGATAAAATAGATCTGGAAACAAAGATTAGAAAACTTGAAAAGGAAAACAAAACTTTAAAGATTAAAAAAGTTGAAAAACCGGTTAAAAAGAAAAAACCAATACCAAAAAAAGAAGTCATAATTGAAGTTGAGGAAGTATTAAATGATTCGGTTATTCAATCTCAAGATACAACTAAAAATTAATTAAAATGAGAATAGGTAGAATTTTTGAAGCACACAAACACAAAGGTGCTTTCTGGTTTAGAATCTTCGGATATGGACTTGCATTTGACAATAAACTTCGTTTTAGTCAAAAATACGGACACAGAAGATATTATAGAATTTTTGGTAAAATTGTTACACCTTTAAAACCTTATAGATAATGAATAAAGATCAAATGAATGAGTACCTTGAGTCAATTGGTGGACTTGAAAACGGATTTTATAGTGATAGACCGTTAATTAAAAACGCTAACTATTTTGACATAAGTGAAGGTTGGTATGCACTAGTTAAGGAATTAATTGATGATCTAATTAAACTTGGTTGGAATAAACAAGTATGTCAAGTTAAAGAAAAGTTTGGAGGACTTAGATTTTATATCAATGAAGGATCCGATGAAATTTATAAAAGAATTACCAAGGCCGAAAATGAAAGTTATAAAATTTGTGAGGCAACCGGAACTCCTGGTAAATTAAGAACTGATCTCGGATGGCATTTAACACTTTGTGATGAAGAATATGAAAAAAGAAGAAAAAGAAATACCAACGCATGATCCTTTTACTGGTGAATTAAATCCTTATTATGAGGAATTGACAGGTAAAAAAAATCCATTAAGAATGAATACTACAAATAAAAAACAAATGAAAACAGAGGAGTTTAACAAAATTGTTGATGAGGTGTATAATCACTACTTGGAAACACACCAAGATGAACCATTTATTTTACAAGAAGAAATGGATCTATCAAAAGAAGATTTTATTAAAAAAGTAACCAACAATTATGGATTTGGTCAATTATTTGGAATATCTTTAAATGAAAGAGAGTTGAGTTTGGAAGAAAGAAATAAATGGTTTCAAATAAATTTGAATGGTAATAACCCATTAATGAAATCTGATTGGAAAGATTATGAATTAGACCAACAAAACATCCCAACCAAACTATTCACAATAACATACAACGATAAAACAATAGAAAGTTATGAATAAAGAACAACAAGAATTATTGGATGAATCATATAAGGATTACTTCATTAAAAAAAGTTCTGAAACTGGTCCTTTTGGGGTTGCTGGTATAATACCAACAAAGGATGAGTTTATCAACAATTGTAAAACCAATACAGAGTTCTCTAAAAAGTGGGGACTAAAGATTGAAGAACGTGAGTTGAATTATGAAGAGAGAATAAAATTATTTAAAGAAAAAACAAATCGTAGTTTGACATATACTCTTAATGTTAGAGAAAGATTAGATGAAAATGGTATACCAACCAAACGAATAATAATAACATACAACGATAAAACAATTGAAAGTTATGAGTGATAATAGTAAGATGGGTTATACAATTAAACATATAGGTGAAGGTAATTTTGAGGCAACAATAGATGAAACCGGAGAGATCAAGGAATGTGGTCCTAATGTAAAAGGAATGATCAGGTATACATATTTTGAAGATTATTCATTACCACCAGTTGGGTGGGAAGTAACACAAAAACAATTACTTGAAGATTACCAACCAAAAGTTATGAAAGATATTTTGGATGGTAAAATTAAACCAGGAAAACACGAATTTTAAAAAAATTAGAAAATATATGAAGAATTTTGAACCAGTTGAACCTCTAAAGTCAAATAGATGGTTGATTAGAACTGAAGGAATGGATATTGAACCATTTCTATTTAGAAAGTATAAACTCTTTAATGAAGGTGAAGATATTATTTTCACAACTGAATTTTATGAAACCGTAGCACAATCCTATAACCCAAAAGATCTTTTAAATATTGTCGGTTTTAGTATTGAGTATTTGGACCCAATCGGTACCAATGTTAGTGAATTAAAATTTGATGTTAAAGGTATTAACTTTAAAAGAAAAGATTCATACTCAAAAGATGATCTTATGATTACAAAACTACGTGTTGTTGTTAATAAAGATAGTATGAAAATCTTAAAACAAAACCAAGATGAATAATTTAGATAAAAGTAATATGAACGCAAAAGAAAATACAAAATTCTACGAGTGTAAAAAAAAGATTTTTGAGGTTAAATTAGAAAGTTTGGATCCTACTGGAATTGCAACCAAAACAGAAGAATTATCAATGGAGGTTATTGATGATGAAAATTGTATGAAACACGAGAGATTAATAATACATATTGGGGAATGTTTGTATTATGTTGATAAAAAAGGTTTTATAATTGAAAGATTGATCCCTCATGAATAAATTAGTTGGTAAAAAAAACAAAGATGAGTAAGGAAGAAATATTAAAAAAAATAAAGGACGCACATCAAAGGTATATTGAATGGTGGTTACCAATTGATATTGAGTCCGGATCACTTATTGCTCCGATGTCTTGTCATAGATTTTGTGAAACACTTTTATATAATGATGGTGGTTTTGGTGGAAGTTCACCTATTAAAAATTGGTGGGATGAATGGATGACAGGTTTTAGATCACCAGAAGATAAAATCAAAATGAAACAACAAATATTAACATTGGTTATATCACACCATAAGGGACTAATAGATTTAAACAAAGATGAATAAAGCTGATAAATATTACATTCAAAATATCCAAAAGATTATATCAGAGGGATTTTGGGATGAAAATCCAAGACCCAAATATCCTGATGGAATATCAGCAAACTCAAAATTTATAACCGGCGTTTTTGAAGAATATGATATATCAAAAGAAGAGTTTCCGATTCCAACATTAAGAAATACCGCAATTAAAACCGGTATTAAAGAAATCTTATGGATATACCAAAAACAAACCTCATCATTGAGAGTTGCTCGTGAAATGGGTATTAACTGGTGGGATGAATGGAATATTGGTGATGATACAATCGGACAAAGATATGGTGCAACAATCGGAAGATACAATCTAATTGATAGATTATTAGTGGGTTTAATTGATGATCCGTTTGGTAGAAGACATATCATCAATATGTTTCAGTATCACGATTTATTTGAAACAAAAGGGTTATTTCCTTGTGCGTATGAAATATTGTTTTCGGTAAGAAGAAGTAATGGAGAATTAACTCTTGATATGACACTAATCCAACGCAGCAACGATTTTATTACTGCCGGGTATATTAACAAAATTCAATATACGGCACTTTTAATGATGGTTGCGGGACATTGTGGTTATAAAGTCGGTAAGTTTTGTCATTTAGTCCAAAACCTTCATATAT